CCGAGGTTGATTCCATTGTCATCACTAACACAAGTGGTAGTGATGTCAGAGTAGACCTAAACTGGTATGAAGCAACAACAGCTACGTCGTATGCGTTGACCAACGACACCATCATCAAAGCCAACAGCGTTGTTCAATTGACAAACGCTTTGTACTTGGATAAGAATGACAAGATTACAGGTAGCGCTGCAACAACCAGCGTCATCACTGTAACGGTGAGGACTAGGGAGTATTTTGCAGAAAGGCTGTAGAGATGTTTGCACCTCTCATTGCTATATGTTTAATTGGTGGCGAATGCGGTCTCTTGACTAGAACAGACAACAAGACATACAGCACATATGAGGAATGTGTTGCAGCTACAATAGAAGATGTGAAGACTATAGAAGAACGTCTGCATTTGAGAAACATCAAAGCTACCATTGGTTTCAAATGCGAAGTACCTAAGGATAGGGTGTAATGAAAAAAGAACTGACAGAGCAGCAGAAGAAGTTTTTGGAAGTGTTGTTTGCTGAAGCCGGTGGAGATCCGGTGAGGGCTAAGCTGTTGGCTGGGTATAGCCAGGGCTACAGCACCAAAATGCTCATGGCTGGTCTCAAAGAAGAGGTGCTAGAGGCTACCAAGCTCTACATCGCTATGAACGCTCCTAAGGCCGCTATGGCGGTCATTGGGGGCATTGACGATCCTACGCAGCTTGGCATCAAAGAGAAGCTGAACGCTGCCAAAGACCTGTTAGACCGTGCTGGTCTCATCAAGACAGAGAAGATTGAGGTGAGTGGCGGTGGTGGTGTTATGTTGTTGCCTGCCAAGGACAATGAGTGAGAGATATTTAGGTAGTTGGATTCTTCCTCAGCCTGTAGAGAAGGAACGCTATGTCCCCATTCCTAAATGGAGACACACACTAAGCGTTCCTTTTGGCTATAAAGAAGAGGAAGGAGACGACGATTGGTTCCATCCGGTGAAGAAAGAACTGGATGCGTTAGAATTAGCCAAGAAATACGTCAAGAAATACACATACACTGAGGTAGCTAACTGGTTGACGACGCAGACAGGGCGAAGTATAACTGGCGCTGGTCTGAAACAGCGAATAAACAGCGAAATAGGAAGAAACAAACGTGCTGGATTCTATCGATCCCTTGCTGAGCGGTACAAAAAAGCTCTCGAGAAAGCCCAAGAGTACGAAAAAAGGCTCGGAAAAGCCGAAAAAACAGAGTTCTTTGATACAGACCCTTTCGTCCAACTCAGCAGAGATTGGGAACAAGACGTTGGAGATACCAAAGGGGCTGGAAGAAGAAAACAACGTCATATTCAAGCCCAATCCAGGCCCTCAGACAGCGTTTCTTGCAGCACCGGAGCGTGAAGTGTTGTATGGTGGTGCTGCTGGAGGTGGAAAAAGCTATGCTTTGTTGGTAGATCCGCTGCGTTACATCACCCATCCGCAGTTTTCTGGTCTGATTCTTCGTCACACAACGGAAGAACTCAGAGAACTCATTTGGAAGAGCCAAGAACTCTATCCAAAGGTGATTCCTGGCATCGTTTGGAGCGAGAGAAAGATGCAATGGCAGCATCCAAACGGAGGAAGACTGTGGATGTCCTATCTTGACAGAGATGAAGATGCGTTGCGCTACCAAGGTTTGAGCTTTGTCTATGTAGCTTTCGATGAGTTGAACCAATGGTCTTCTCCGTTTGCTTGGAACTACATGCGAAGCCGTCTTCGTACAGCAGCGTCTGATCTTCCTGTGTATATGCGAGCAACCACTAACCCAGGTAATGCTGGTCATTGGTGGGTGAAGAAGATGTTCATTGATCCAGCGCCGCCTGGTCAGCCTTTCTGGGCAACAGACATTGACACTGGAGACACACTCACTTATCCACAGGGACATGAGAAGGCAGGACAGCCGCTGTTTAAGCGTAGATTCATCCCTGCCACTTTGAGAGATAATCCGTATCTGTATAGTAATGGCGACTATGAAGCGATGCTGCTGTCGCTGCCTGAGACACAACGCAGACAACTGTTATACGGAGATTGGGACATTGCAGAAGGTGCGGCTTTTCCTGAATTTAAGCGGAGTGTTCATGTTGTTGAGCCTTATCGCATCCCTAGTGATTGGCCTCGCTTCAGAGCCTGTGACTACGGCTACGGTAGTTGGTCAGCAGTGCTCTGGTTCGCCGTAGCTCCAGATGAGTCACTAATAGTGTACAGAGAGCTATATGTAACCAAGGTGCTTGCTGAAGACTTGGCAGTGATGGTGTTGAATGCTGAAGATGGAGAAAAGATTAGGTATGGAGTGTTAGATAGCTCTACTTGGCATCGTCGTGGTGACACTGGTCCTTCCATTGCAGAGCGAATGATTTTGAAGGGATGCAAATGGAGACCATCAGACAGAAGCGCTGGTAGCCGCATCTCAGGGAAGAATGAGCTTCATAGGCGTCTTCAGCTCGATGAGTTCACAGACAAGCCTCGTATGGTGTTTTTCAACACTTGTACAAACCTTATATCGCAGCTTCCGTTGATTCCGTTGGACAAGAACAACCCTGAAGACATTGATGTTAAATACGCTAACGATCACGTTTACGATGCTCTGCGATATGGCGTGATGTCTCGTCCTCGTAGTAAGTCTGTGTTTGATTTTGACGACGACACTAAGCAGCGCTTTGTCCCGGCTGACAGCCGTTTCGGCTATTGATGTAGGAATAACATGGCAAAAGAAATGGATACACCTTTTACGGACGACAAAGCAATTGCTTTGCCTGATACAAATCAGTTCAGAGCAGCGTCGCTTTCTAGCTTCGTTGAAGAGCGGTTTAGCCGTTCTAAGACGGCTCGTCGTTTCGATGAAGAGCGCTGGCTGCGTGCCTATAGAAACTACAGAGGCATCTACGGTCCTGACATGAAGTTCACGGACAGCGAGAAGAGTCGTGTCTTTCTGAAGATTACGAAGGTGAAGACGCTGGCAGCGTATGGACAAATCACCGATGTCTTGTTTGCCAACAACAGCTTTCCCTTGTCTGTGGAGCCTACAACGCTGCCTGAGGGCGTTGCAGAGCATGTTCATGTGGAGACGAACCCACAAGCGGCTAACCTGCCTAAGCAGGAGCCCGATTTAGGCTCTTTGTTTGGCTACAAAGGAGACGGCAAAGAGCTTCCTCCTGGTGCCACTCCTCAGTCGCTTATGGAGCGTCTGGGGCCGCTTAAGAACACCTTTGGCGACCTAGATGTCAAGGAAGGTCCTGGAGTGACTCCGACATCCATCACCTTCAGCCCTGCTATGGTGGCGGCTAAGAAGATGGAGAAGAAGATTAAGGACCAGCTTGATGAGAGCAATGCTACAAAGCATCTGAGGTCTACAGCGTTTGAGATGGTGTTGTTTGGTACAGGTATCATGAAGGGTCCGTTTGCTGTTGACAAGGAATATGCTCGGTGGGACAAAGACGGCTCATACAACCCCATCGTCAAGACAATGCCGCAGACGGCTCATGTCAGCGTTTTCAATGCCTATCCTGATCCTGATGCCACCTACATGGAAGAGGCTGGCTATTTCATTGAACGCCATAAGCTGAGTAAGACACAGCTTCTGGGGCTGAAGAAGCGTCCTATGTTCAGGAAGAGCGTCATTGACGATCTTGTCTCAGATGGTCCCAACTACATCAAGGAATACTGGGAAGATGATTTGAATGACTACACCCCAAATGCTGAAGTGGAGCGATGGGAAGTGTTGGAGTTCTGGGGTGGTGTCAGTGTTGAGATGTTGGAAGACAACGACATTGCCATTCCTAAGGAACTCAAGGACAGCGTCGAAGTACAAGCCAATATCTGGTATAGCAAGGGCAAGATTTTGCGTCTTGTTCTTAACCCGTTCAAGCCTTCACGCATCCCCTACTATGCTGTTCCTTATGAATTGAATCCTTACTCGTTCTTTGGCATTGGCATCTCAGAGAACATGGACGACAGCCAAACGCTCATGAACGGCTTCATGAGAATGGCTGTTGACAATGCTGTGCTGTCTGGCAACCTCATCTTGGAAGTGGATGAGACCAACCTAGTGCCTGGTCAGGACATGACCATCTATCCAGGGAAGATTTTCCGTAGACAAGGCGGTGCTCCTGGTCAAGCCATCTTTGGTACTAAGTTCCCCAATGTGGCTGCAGAGAACATGCAGTTGTTTGACAAAGCCCGTGTGTTGGCTGATGAGTCCACCGGTATTCCTTCGTTCTCTCATGGACAAACAGGCGTCACTGGTGTCGGTAGAACAGCCTCTGGCATCTCCATGCTTATGAACGCTGCCAGCGGAAACATCAAGACAGTGATTAAGAACCTTGATGACTATCTGCTGAGACCCATTGGAGAATCGTTCTTTGCCTTCAACATGCAGTTTGACCCGTCTACGGACATTGTTGGCGACTTGGAAGTGAAGGCTAGAGGCACAGAAAGCCTTATGCAGAACGAGGTGAGAAGTCAGCGTCTGCTTCAGTTCCTTCAAATCATCCAGAACCCGACATTGGCTCCGTTTGCTAAGCTGCCCTACATTGTTAGAGAGATTGCTAAGAGCATGGATCTTGATCCTGACTTGGTGTCTAACAACATGGATGAAGCAGCTAAGCAGGCTCTCATTCTCCAGAAGATGACGCCTCCTCCTGCGCCTGCTGCGCCTGCTGAAGGCGCTCCTGCTCCTGGTGGCGCTCCTCCTGTTTCTGACATGACAGGTGGTGGCGGTGGAAACATTGGTGTTGGTGCTGCTGCTCGCCCTGGTGAACAAGGCTTCAGCGCTGCTCCTCAGGTGCCTCAAGGGATGGCTATGCAATGAAGGAAAAACCCTGGCTTAAGAAGATGGTTCCTATGACATCTCCTCTACTGTGGGAAGCATTCGATGACATGCTCAATTATTCTATTGAGCTACAACGAAAGCAGATGGAACAGACAGACAACATGGTAGAGGTGTATAGAGCACAGGGATCTATTACGTCGTTGAAACGGCTAAAGCAATTGAAGGAAGAGATACAAAATGCTCAATCGCAGAAGTAAAATTCCAGGCTTCCAAGAAGGAGGCACCAACGTTGATCCCGTCAGTGGCAACGAAGTGCCTACAGGGTCTCTTCCTGAAGAAGTGAGGGACGATGTAGACGCTAAGCTGTCGCCGGGTGAGTTTGTCATCCCTGCTGATGTTGTCCGCTTCATTGGTCTTGAACGTTTGATGAAGATGCGTGATGAGGCTAAGAAGGGCCTTGAGCGCATGTCTCAGATTGGTCAGATGGGTAATGCTGAAGAAGTTGGTGAAGAGTCCAACAGCACCTATGAAGATGATGATTTTGAGAGCGAGATTGATGACATCTTAGGCGAGATTGAGAGCGAGAAAGGTGATGTCAACGATCAGACAGAGACGATGATGGCTGCTGGTGGCTTCATCAAAAGCGGCACCGATTTAACCAAAGCTCCTAAGAACCCTGTCTTTGATGTGCGCTATTACAAGCGAGACAAAGATGGTGCAGTGATGTACATCACCCACATCAACGGCAAGCCTATGACGCCTGTTCCTGAGGGCTTCAAACAAGTGGCTCAGGAAGAAGCACAGAAGGTGGGCTTAGCTGCTGATGAAGCTAAGACAGCTTCTAAGGCAGCGACAACTTCTGCTGCTGATACAACCAACATTGACGGCAGAGGAACAGATGCTGGTGGTGTCCGAGGAACAGGACCAGGTGGGTCTCTGCAGTTGTCTGACTTAGACATGGGCACTAAGGTGTCTGCTAATGCAATTAAGGGCGCTGCTGCTGTTGGTACTTTCTTTGGTATTCCTGGTATGGGATTGGTGGCTTCAAAGGCAGATAACCTTGCAGCATCTTTGACGAATAAAGCTGGTGAAATAGCTGGAAGAGCTAACATCGCTGCTATGGCTAAGGAGCTTGGCGTTGATCCTAATACAGAAGAAGGAAAAGCAGCAGCGGGTTTTGCCTTAGACAATTTATCGCTTCAATATGGTGGTCCTACAGCAACCACTGGACCAGGAGGAACAGGTGTAGCAGCCGGTGTTGCTGGCGGCGCAGCAGCCTCAGCAGCCGCAGCAGCGGGCTATAGCGCTACAGCACAAGGAGCAGCAGCACAGGCTGCAGCTAATGCCATCATTGGCGGAGCCAGCGCTGCTGACGCGGCTCAGGCTGGTAAGCAGGCTGCAGATGCGGCACAGCAATCTATAGGGGTTGCTGCTGAGCTTGGTGCTGTTGGTGCAGGCTCTACTGGTGGTGGGGGAGAAACACAAGGTAATGCTGGAGATTTTGGCACTGGTAGTTTTGGCTCTGAAGGAGCAGCAAGTCCTTTCGCCAGAGGCGGTTTAATCAATCGTCGCCAATACCCAGCTAAGAAACAACGTGGTAAGGGCATTGCTGCTCCTAAATAGCGTACAATAAAACAAGCTAGCTCTGGAGCGACCTAACTAGCTAAGAAACAACAAGTCGCGTATTGGCTACCTATTTCCCTGACGCAATAGCGTCTGCTACAGATAGCCCCAACATTCAAGGAAAAGAAATGACTGAAGCTGTTGCCACACCTGTGCAGGTAAAAACTGTGCCTTTCTCTATGCGTCGTAATAGCAACGAGGACAGGATTAAGCAAGACGAAGAAGAGCTTGAAGCGCTGAAGAAGCAGATGGAAGACCCTGCTCCTAAGACGCAAACAACCGAGGAAGAAGAGCCCACAAGCGCTGAAGAAAAGACCTTTAAGAAGCGCTATGGAGACCTGCGGCGTCATACGCAAAAGATTGAAACAGAGTTCAAGGCGCAGGTGGATGAGCTTCGTAAGCAGTTAGAAGCAGCTACGAAGAAGGAAATCAAGCTGCCAAAGAGTGAAGCAGAACTCAATGCTTGGGCTGAGCAGTATCCAGATGTATACAAAATTGTAGAAACCATTGCCATCAAGAAAGCCAAGGAACAGGCTTCTTCGCTTGAAGAGCGGATGAAGAAGGTGGATGAGATGGAACACCAGGCTCAACGCAGCAAAGCTGAAGCTGAGTTGATGGCTCTGCATCCTGACTTTGACAAGATTAAGGAAGATGACGCCTTCCATGACTGGGTTGAGCAACAGCCTCGATGGGTTCAACAAGCCCTGTATGAAAACGAGAATGACGCTCGCGCAGCCGCTAGAGCCATCGACCTGTACAAGGCCGACAAGGGCATTGCCAAGGCTAAGAAGGCTGATCCTAAGGAAGCTGCAATGGCTGTTGATACTCGAAAGAGCAGGACAGCACCGACGATTGAAGACACTGAAGGCGTCTTCTATGAGAGCCAGATCAACAAGATGTCTGACAGAGAGTTTGAAGCAAAGATGGAAGACATCGAAAAGGCTCGTCGTGCAGGCAAGATTGTCTACGATCTGAGCGGGGCCGCTCGGTGAAGTGTTGACAAAGATGTGAGATTGTGATTTAACGACGAAGACGCAGCTTTCCGTGTATTAACATCAACAAAGCTGCCTCTTCATCTTGTGTCGTATCGAACAAAGTTCGTCGTACACTCTATAAGCGTAGCCGTTATTTAATCGCTGCTATAGAAGCATTCAAATAACCACCTAATGCAAATAGACCCGAAAGAATAAAAAGATACGTTAGCCATATTCTAAGGAGAATCATTATGGCTTTTGCTTCCGCTTCTGGCTATACAAATTTAAGTAATGGTAATTGGTCTCCAGTTATCTACAGTAAAAAAGTACAATTGGCCTTTAGAAAGTCGTCTGTCGCGCAAGCGATCACCAACACCGACTACTTCGGTGAAATCTCTGGCATGGGCGATGCTGTCCGTGTCGTGCTTGAGCCGGAAATCAGCGTTCGCGCTTATGCCCGGGGCACTCAAGTGGCGGCGCAAGACCTTGAAGACAGCGACTTCACCCTCGTTGTTGACAAGGCTAACTACTTCGCTTTCAAGCTCGATGACATCGAAGCTGCTCAGTCGCATATCAACTGGCTCTCGTTGGCCTCTGATCGCGCTGCCTATCGTCTGCGTGACAACTTCGACCAAGACGTCCTTGGCTACCTTGCTGGCTTCGAGCAATCGGCGCTGCATGGCAATGCTGACACAGCCCGCACTACCTTCCCTGGTACTAAGGCTAACTCGGCTGCTGGCTCGGACGAACTGCTGTCGTCGATGAAGCTGACGAAGGAAGACTTCGGTCACATCAGCTCGCCTGGTACGAACAACTCGATTCCTGTTGCGCCGCGTTTCCCGGGCGCTACTGGTCTCGGCACCACCACGGCTTCGCCGCTGATGATTGTTGCTCGT